ACCGCATCCGCTCAAAACGAACATTGAAACACAAAAAAAACAGAAGATAGAAACCCGTAACCTCAAACCCGTAACAAGAAACGGGAAACGAGAAACAAAGAACCTATGAAGCATGAGACTGGTTGATTTCGTTAATGATGTCGCGCACCGATTCCTCAAGGTTCTCGGGCGTGAGTTTTTTGAGCATGCGAATGATGTCGCTGTTGGTTCGGGTGAGCCGCACCACCTCACGTCGCAGCATGTCCACCTGCTTGGTGATTTCGCAGTTGTCGGCACGTGCCTGTTGCAGCTCGTTGCGGAAGCTCTCGGCCAGTTCGCGCCATATCTTCACGGCGTCCTCCACGTTGTCGAGCTCCGAGCCGCGACTTTCGGCCACGGCCTTGGTGCGCTGAGCACGCAGGGTCACCAGCCACCCGATGCCGCCCCCGGTCAGGGAGGAGATCAGCACGGTGACGATGGATGTCCACTCCTGGGCGCTCATGACCGGTAGTGTTTTAGTTCCTCGGTGCGACGTCGGGTGAGTCCGGGCAGTATTTTACCGCCGCCACGCACCCACTTCATCCACTCTTGGTGTATGTTGGCCGAGTTCGGGTTCACCAGCAGCATGCGCAAGAGCGTTGACCGGCGAAAGTTGCCCGATCCGATATTGAACACCAGGCTCACCAGTGCATCATATTGATTTTGATTGATGCTCAGGCTGTGGCGGTTCACCTCGGCTTCGGCGGTGCGCACATCGGCGCGCAGCAACACGTCGGCTTGCCCGGTGGTAATGGTCAACCCCTCTGTCACATCGGGACCAGTGTGTCCGTAACCGATGGTGAGTACCCCGGCGGGGCAGCGGTAGGCCGTCAGGCGAAGCGATTCGTGTTGTTTAATCAGGTCAAGACCTTTTTGTGAGAGATGCATGGTGGCGATCATTTAAGGCAGGAGAGGCCACAAGCCCCTCCCGGGTGGATTACTGAGCGGGGGTGTACACCGCGCCCATAAACTTGGGACGGAACGGCAAAGCCACAAACCGCTTTTGAAAACCAATGATGTCGCCACGCTCCTTGGGATCCTTGTAGGTGGCAAACAGGTCAACGGTACCGTCGGCACGCATCACCTCGTCTTTATGCCAGGCAATGGACGCCAGTGCCGAGGTGGCGGTTTTCACGCTGCCAAAGGCTTGCTTGGCGCCGGTGGCACTGAACAACGGAGTGAGGTTGCTGATGTGCAAATCGAACGAGAAAGCCTTTTTGTCGCCCAAAATCTGCTTGTAAAGCTTCATATCCTCGGCCATCAGGTCTTTTTTGTGCAGCGGGTTAAGCAGCAGCACGCGGCCGGTCTCGGGCAAATCGAAGGCATCAAACTCTGCTTCGAGGTTGAGGATGTCCTGGAACGAAAATGCCTTGTATCCCTTGGCGTTGACCTTACTGTCAGACGCCATCAATACGGGAGTGTCGGCACTATTGGCCTGTGGTGCCCAGTTCCAGGCAGCCAGCTGGGCGCTCTTTTGGCGAAGCGCCATACGGTGTCCGTAAATCACGCTCTCCATTTTATTGTAAGCCAGCTCCATCTCTTCCACGTTGCGCACCACGGTGTTTTCGGTGTCGAGGGTTTTGAGGGTAAGCTCGCGGGGAATGTCATCGCGCGAAGAGGTGGGAACTGGATAACTGGTGTTGTCGATGAGCACGTTTGGCATCACACCGGCTTCGGCCAGATTGATTTTATTGTACTCAACCAGGGCGCTCAGGTCACGGCTGGCCGACAGGAATGAGTCAGCGGGATAGTATCCCTCCAGCAGCTGGTCAATCCAAATTTGTTTGTTTAATGGCATGGTTGAATGGTTTTAGAGACAGGGCATGCCCTGTCTGTACTGAAATGAATGAATGGTTGATTAAATGGCGCCCATCGATTTCAGGCGGGCATCCACGCCCTGCAACATGGCGTTGTAGGTGTCGGGGCTGTTTTTGCGCAGTTCGATGAGTCCGGCAGGGTCTTCTTTGCGCCAGCGGGTCAAATCCCATGATTCACGCTCGGCAGCGACGCCCGATCGGGTGTCTGTACCACCCCCGGTGACGATGGCATTGCCCAATTCACGGCGGGCGGGCATGGCCTCCAGCACGGTGCGGGCATTGTCGATGTCGGCCATGGCCAATGCCATGAAGGCGTCTTTTTTGTCGGCAGTGATTTTGCCGGCACTCAGGGCGGCAGTCACCACGGCTTCGGCTTCCTGCTTTTTGCGGTCGGCCAGTTGGGTTTTTAGGGTGTCGGCTTCGGCGGCTTTAGCAGCCAAGGCGGTGATGGCGGCCGACACATCGGCTCCCGAGGCGGTTTCGCCCAAATTCAAAGCTTTGTAAGCTTCTAAGGTGAGTTTAAAGTCCATTTTATTTGCGTTTGAATGAGACAGTGATAATTCGGTGATTTTGGTGCGAATGGCTTTCTCGTCCATCAACTGACCGCCCGCATACAGGCGGATGGCAGCCCCGTTGCTGGGCACGGCACACAGCGATGCTTCGCACCACTCCCACTCGGAGGCCACGGGCACCACCGAACCGTCGGGCATGGCGGCCAGTTCCCACTTCAAAATGTCGATGCCCAGCGAGCAGCCACGCAGGAAGCCCCGCTCCACCTTTCCCTTCACGGCCAATGCCTCGGGGTCGGCTTCGTCGAATACCGGAGTGGCCACCAGTTGGGCACCTTCGGTACGCATGTTTTCCCATCGGCCAATCACCTTGGACGAGTCGTGACCCAGCAGCATCACCGGGTTATTGTTGAAGCGCGAAAAGCGGCCACCGGCATTGCGCACCGCAAAGCCATAACTGTTGAGCACCGTTTCGTCGTTCCAAATGAAGTGTTCCATCGCTTAATTTTTGAGCAAACTTAAAGGGGTTTTTGACCCCCGCCAAACAATGTGGCAAGCCCCGCAACGTTTTGTGCAACTGTTTCATGAATATTAGCACGCGGGAATAATCAATGCCAATTTTGCCATGATTAATATTGATTCAATGGCCAAATCATTACCGCGCAATCTGCGCGATCCCGAGAAATACGAATACGCCTATTTGCTGTACATGCAAAAGGTGCCGCAAAAGGAGATTGCCGAGCGGGTGAGCGTATCGCCCAACACCATTGTGAAGTGGGCTAAAGAGAACGGCTGGGAAGAGAAACGAGCCGCCCGCACCATCAGCATGGATGAGCTCATTGCCAAAACGCTGCGCAAAATCAACGACATGCTCGATGATGACGGGTTCAATGCCGATGCTTTTGCCAAGGCAGTGGCGCAACTCAAGAGCCTCAAGAGCGGCGTGCGCATCGACGATGACATCAACACCTTTTCGGCCTTTAGCGACTGGGTGATTAACCTCATGGCCACCGATAAGCGGGTGACCCCCGACCTGTTTAAACTCGTGACCGAGTTGCAGGACGCCTACATCCAACATCGAATAAAAGCCGCCCGATGAGAGCCGTCAACCCCAACCTGCTCAAGCAATGGAACGAACGCATCCTGTGGATTCGCTCCAACTCGTTTGCCGCACCCGAGAGTGCCGAAACTCAAAACGGCCGCATTGCCCGTGCGCAAAAAGACTATGCCTTTTTTGTGGAGACCTACTTCGGCCATCTGGCCAAGAAACGGTGTGGAAAGTTCCACATTGATGCGGCAAACTACATCAAGCGCACCCCCCAAGCCCGTGCGGTATTCGAATGGGCACGGGGGCATGCCAAAAGTACACACATGAGCCTGCTGGTTCCCCTATGGCTGCGCATTCAGCCCGACGCCAAACCCATGGTGATGATACTGGTGAGCAAAAGCCAGGATGCGGCCGTGCGACTGCTGGGCGACCTGCAGGCCGAGCTCCAGTACAACGAACTGCTGAAAAAGGATTTTGGCAACCCGGTGAAAGATGGATCCTGGGAACAGGGCGAATTTAAAACCACCACCGGCGATATGTTCATCGCCCTGGGACGGGGACAGTCGCCACGGGGGGTGAAGGAACGCGGCGTGCGCCCCAACTACATCGTGATTGATGACATTGACGATGACGAGCTGTGCCGCAACCCCAAACGGGTGGGCATGGCTGCCGAATGGTGCCTCACCGCCCTGCTGGGAACCATGGAGATGGGGCGTGGCCGCTTTGTGGTGGTGGGCAACCGCATAGGCCAGCAAAGCATCCTCACCCACATTGTGCAACGCCCGGGCATCTATCACACCGTGGTGAATGCCCTGGACAAAAAAGGACAGCCCATGTGGAGCGAGAACTACACCGTGGACGAGATTGCCGAGCTGCGCCGCATGATGGGTGAACGTGCCTTTCAAAAGGAGTACATGAACAACCCCATTAATGAGGGTGCCGTGTTTGCCCGCAAGCACATCCGCTATGGCGACATGCTGCCGCTCAAGCAGTACCGTTATGTGGTGTGCTACACCGACCCGTCGTTCAAAGCAAGCACCAGCAACGACTTTAAAGCCACCCTGCTGGTGGGCAAAACCAAGGCGGGCGAATACCATGTGATCAAAGCCCATGTGGATCAGACCAGCGTATCGGCCATGATTGACTGGCACTACGCCATACACGACAGCGTGAAGGATGCCGTGCCCGTGTATTACTACATGGAGAGCAACTTTATACAGGACATGATACTGGCCGAGTTCAAAAAAGCCGGTGAAAAAATAGGGTGGCAAATACCCATTCGGGGCGATGCCCGCAAGAAGCCCGATAAGTTTGCCCGTATTGAAGCCCTGCAACCGCTGTTTGAGCGGGGCGAGGTGATCTTTAACCGCAAGGAGAAGGATCACCCCGGCATGCAACAGCTCGAAGAACAGTTGCTCATGTTCGAGAAAGGCAGCCGCAGCCACGACGATGCGCCCGATGCACTGGAAGGCGCCATTTGGATGCTGGCACGCATGAGCCGAACCACCAATGCCGGGTATGCCTTTGGTGCCCGCGAATCACGTCATTACTAAGCCATGTTTATCACACCCGACGAACTCAAAACGGTGATGTACACCTATCAGGTGAGCGAAATCACCGAAAACGACACCGACATTGCCCAAATGGCCATTGATGCCGCCGTGGGCGAAATGAAGGGCTACCTGCGCCGCTACGACACCTCGGCCATCTTCACGGCCACGGGCACCGACCGCAACCCGCTCATCATGGAGCTGTGCAAAAGCATGGCCGCATGGTATCTCATCAGGCTGGCCAACGTGGACATGCTGTATTCGCAAATAAAAGAGCGGTACGACCGTGCCGTGGCTTGGCTCACCAAGGTGGCCGACGGCGGGTTATTTCCCGAGCTGCCGCTCATCACTGCCGAAAGCGGCCAGGTGCAAACCACCATGCGCACCGGCAGTCAACCCAAGTTTAACCACCACTATTGACCATGAGCAGAAAACGACTCAAAAAACAGGCCGCCACAGCACCCAAGATAGCCCAACGTGCAGGCATGGTACACCCATTGATTGTTGAAAATGCCGTGGTGCGCACCCGCACGGCCATCAGCGACTGGCGTGCGGCCATCAAAACGGCCGAAAACACCAATTCGCCCAAGCGGGTGAAGCTTTATAATATTTACGCCGACATTCTGCTGGATGCCCTGCTGGGGTCGCAATTGCGCAACCGCAAACTCAAGGTCACCGGTCATCCCTTTGAACTGATCGACAGCAGCGGCACAGTGAACGACGAGGCCACCGCCATGCTGCAAAACAGCCGATGGTTTGCCCGCCTGTGCGCCGACCTGCTGGACACGACCTGGCACGGCTTTACGGTGATTGAATTTTACGTGAACCCCGCCGGGGAACTCGACTACCGGTTGATTCCCCGCAAGCACGTATTGCCCGAGTCGGGACAGATCATCCTCACCGAAGCCGACCAAAAGGGGGTTGCCTACCGTGAGATGCCCGAGTACGGCAACTGGATACTCGACTTTGGCGACATCAAAGATTTGGGACTGCTCAACCAGGTGGTGCCCCACGTGCTGATGAAGCGCTTTGCCCAAAGTTGCTGGAGCGAACTGTGCGAGATATACGGCATACCGCCCCGTATTGGCAAAACCAACACGCAGGACGGTGAGATGCTCTCGCGCATGGAACGCATGATGCGCGAAATGGGCTCGGCCGCATGGATGATTATCGACGATACCGAGGAGTTTCAGTTTGCCCAGGGCGTGGCCACCAAGGGCGAGGTGTATCAGGAACTCATCCGCCTTTGCAATAACGAAATGTCGATGGCCGTATCGGGTGCCGTCATCGGGCAGGACACCAAGAACGGCAACGAGAGCAAGGAGACCATCAGCGTGGAGATGCTGGAGGAACTGGTGGCGGCCGACCGCTCCCAACTGGCCTCGTGGTTCAACGCCACGTTGCTGCCCGCCTTGTATCGCATCGGCTTTTTGCCCGACGGGCTGTCCTTTAACTGGCAAAAGCAGGAAGACCTGAACGCCCTGTGGAAGATGACCTACGAGGCCGCCCACGTGTTTGACGTGGAACCGGCGTTTGTGCTCGAAAAGTTTGGCATACCCGTGAAACCCAAGGCGCAGGCCGCCCTGCCGCAACCGGGCGAAGAGGAACTGACACACCGGGGAGGCACAGGTTTTTTCGGCTGAGCCCCTCGGATTTTGAGGGGCTGCACCGCACGCTTGCCCGCATGTACGAACCCGAGCACGCCACGCTGGCCGATGCGCCCGGCAAGGTGCCTTCCATTGGCGAGCGGGTGTGGCAGCGTGCCATGAAGTGGCTGCACGGCAAACGAACCCTCACGCCCGACATGCTGGCCGAGCAACCCGCCGCCGACATGATTGCCGAAACCAACCGGGTGTTTACCCAGGCGTTGAACACGGGCATTGAATATGCCATACCGGATGCCATGCGGCAAAAGTTAGAACACGACGTGTTTGTGTTCTCGGGCTG